GGCCGACGAACGGGTTGAAAATGGCTGTGCAAATTTTACCCTGATATTCAGCACGGTAATCATTATCACCGACTTTCTCCAGGATAGTTACTTCAGCCTTAGCATTAAGGGAATGCACCATAGCTTGTACTTTCTGCGGCAGATTATACATTATTATCTCCTCCTTGAAATTTTTCATCTTCCTCTGTCTTTTGAAGACTGAGAAAATAATCGTCAATCTGTTTTTGTATTTCTGATGGAGAAGGGATTTTTGGGCTAACATTCCACCAGGGCGGGCATTGGTCAACATCAGAACTTAAAGGTAAAGCCATAAATTCTGCTTTATTGAGTCCACAGAAAGCTTTAATGTGACGACCGGTTGTACTTGTCCAGCCGTCCCATAATCTTTCTAGAGTTTTATCAGGCAAGCGCCTGATAACGGGGGTACCATAGCTGTATAATATCTCTATTCCTTCTGTGGTAACTCCAACGATTGCTTTACCATAGAAGCTCTTTTGACTTCCAATAGGAGATAATTCATAGCTTTTTTTCAATGCATTTTTCATGTTTTCACAACCTTCCTTTAATTTAGGCTGTGCTTTAATCTGCTGCTGAACTCTCTCGTGTGCTTTTTAAGGCGAATTTTCCTCTGTTTGTCTATGTCGGAAAAATTCGCTTTATATGGTCTTTCTCTGCTATTTCACCTCTACATATTCCATGATGACGGATAATGCCTCTTCATAACTCTTTGACTGCATTATTTTCTCTGACATTTCTGTCGCCTTATCTGCCAATCCGGCTTTACGAAGAGCACGAGCAGCAATACCGATGAGATTGAAGATGTTTCCATCTTCCCCTATTAGTTTGCATCTAGGTTTCGTAACCTTTGGTTTCTCAACCTCATCGTCTTCAGCATTGACAAATTCCAACTTAAAATCTTCCGGTTGCCAGAGATGCAAGTACATATCTACCTCAACGTCATATGCATACATATATGTTTCCTGCGTTTCTTCATCCCATTCTTCTTCCTCCATGATGTCTATATAACTGTTGAATGCTTGTTGCTCAAGTCCTTCACCGTACCCGTCTGAAAACTGACCGGTGAGGTAATCAAGCAATGCATCTTTCTCAATTTCGGTGAGTTCACGATTCGCAGTAACCTCTGTCCAGCTATACAGTGTTCCGTTGATGTTCTTAACTCCAACCCAGATTTCAGTGACAACTCCGTAAAGCATTGCATCTCGGTACCCGCTTTTGTGAATATACTGAGCAAGCTCATCTTCAGGGTTTCGGGAGAAAAGTGCGGAAATTTCTTCCATATAATTCGCTAACTCTTCAGGAGACATCCACTCCGTATAATCTTCGTAACATCTGCTACCTGAAAGCGTGCCTTTCACCGTGTATCTGTGCTGTTTCATTCAAATTCCTCCTTAAAATTGCTCGGTTATACCGAGTCCTTTTTTTCTAAGGAAAATTCGCCTTAAACAGCACACGAGAGAAGGTAGTATTTTTCCACCGGAAGAACCGGAGGCATTTATGGCGGTTTAACGGCTATCTGGTAGGTTTATTTGCTCTTATTTTTCTTATTTGCCTTCTCAGGTTCGGTGTCTTCTACTTTTTCTTCCACTTTGTCTTCCGCAATTTCTTTGTTGCTATTATTTGCAAGTTCCATAACTTCATGTTTAGCGACTTTTATACTCTCAACTTCTGTGCAACTCATTGTTTTCAAGTCCACAACAAGATATTTGTATTTCTTTTCTTCGCTAACAAACAAGGTGATAATCAAGTATTTTCCGGAAGTGTGCAGAGCGAAAGAAAAAGTTCCCTTAAGGTCTTTAATAAATTTCTTCTGCTCTTCTGTAAGTTCATCTGCTTCCATAATCTGCTTCTTATTAGAGTAGGTTATAAAAGCACTTGTTTTTCTTGTGGTTGCCTGACTATCAATGATATCAGTAATATGATGGTTAAAATTCAGCATAATATTATCTCCTTCTAATAGAATATTTTTGTTTGTATAGTTGAACCTTCATTTAAGGTGCTTGTATGTTGATTTATGATTATGAAAATATAATCTCTCCGGTTGTTAAATTTATCACGGAGACGATGTAATCACATCCGTATCCATTGCTACTTTTTATATATTCTTTGACTTCTTCAATGGGAATAGAATCGAGAGTTCTTTCTCCGTCTTCCATTTCCATGAAGAACTTTCCATATCCAAAGTAATCTTCTGCTAACATAAGACCTTCTTTGTCGGAGGATGCTTCGATTACTATACAGCCTCCTTCTCTTCCTCCATATCTTTCGTATGTCATAAAAGAAACTGCGTACTTCATAATCTTTGTATTAAAATCTTCCTTAATTGTAATTCCTTTGCTCATATCTATTCCTCCTATAGAATACATACAAGCACCTTAAATGAAGGTTCAACTATTTCCATCCGACCCCTATTTATACTGTTTTGTGCATTGTCTGTATTATTTCAATTTCTCTACATTTACAGGATAAAGTCTTCCACCCATAAGTTCTACAACGGGGTAGTCTTTGTCGTCCGTTAAAATAGGGTAGCAGTAGCATTCTTTATTGAAGGGTTCCAAGTAAGCGAGTAAATGACAACCGTAACCTTCTATTTCATCGCCTATTTTATAGTCATCTGTTACTTCTTCTACTTCTTCAATGACCTTAAAGTATAGGTTGTAAGGATAAGGGATACGAACTTTATTAGATTCTTTCCATCCCGTTATCTTACTATATTCTTCTAAGGTCCAAGAAGTGTCTGTCTGTTGTATTCCGCACACTTCAAATCCTTTTTCTTCTACTGAATTTTTAATGTGCGAAATTAAATCTGTATAGTTCTCTTCTACGAGAACATCTAAACTTATCTGTATTACTCTTTTCATTTTCCTCCACTTTTCCTCCATTTTCTGCACAAAACAGTATAAATAGAGGCCGGATGGGATTTTAGCCGTTAAACCGTCATAGATACCTCCAGTCCTTCCAGTGGCTTCAACACCACTTCGTGGTCTCATTCCTTGCCCGAGTTTCACGGACAGTATTTACAGCCTGGGCCTATGACCCCGTTAACCTCTCGCCTACCGGTCGAAACCGGGCGGGAGAAGGCGGAACTGTATACGACCACCTCTATATTCAGTTTTCAAGGTACGCCAGTACATTACGTTCAATTCGGCCCTCGTACGCCACCGACGATTTTGACTTATACATACTGTCAATTGCTGTGCCGGCTTGTAGCTTCCAATGTGCTTATGCACACTGAGCGGCTTTAACTGGGCGTCATCTACTTGTAACATACACCCCATCCATAAAGGATGACGGATACAGTGACAACAGGCGACACAGTAAGTGGCGTTCCGTTGTTTCACTGCGTGTAAAAGTAGAAAGTAACATTGGATGATGTTACTTTTTAGATACTTTTACAGTATTATTATAACATAATGTAAATATAAAAACAAGTATTTTTATAAAAAAAATTATACAAAAATTTATGATTGTTTTTGTGTATTTTATACAAAAATTTCTATTACTTCACTACTTAATATTTCTCATATATTCTATAATTATTTCCACAAAATGTTTCCACAAAATGTTTCCACAAAATGTTTCCACAAAAATGTTTCCACAAAAATGTTTCCATAAAATGTTTCCACAAAAATGTTTCCACAAAAATGTTTCCACAAAATGTTTCCACAAAATGTTTCCACAAAAATGTTTCTACAAAAATGTTTCCACAAAATGTTTCCACAAAATGTTTCCACAAAATGTTTCCACAAAATGTTTCTCATAAATTATTTCCATAAAAAAAGTGCACACCTTTCCGGTGTGCACTTTCTGTTGCGTGCCGTGTGGTTTGTTGTGTTTATTTATTCGCCGCCACAAGTTCCATGACTTCTTTTTTGGCAATTTTGACACTTTCCGCTTCCGCCACTTGTAATGTTTTAGTGTCCAGTACAAAAAACTTATATGTTTTGTTCGTGCTGTAGTACATTAAAATAATAATGTACCTTAAGTCCTTATGGACACTAAATGCAAAAGCGTTTTTGAGGTCTCTAATGTAATTAGTTATTTTTTCGTCGAACAGTTTACTTTCCATAAACTTTTTCTTACTACTGAACTCTAAAAATTGTTTATGGCTTGTGCGTCCCGTCGTCTGTGTTGTAATTACTTGTTCCAATGTAGTATTAAAGTTTAACATAGTAAGAACCCTCCCGTAAAATATTAGTTAAGTTGTAATACTACACGGCACGCAAAATATTTATTTGTGATGTTATAATAACACAATATTAGTTTTTTGTCAAGGGTTTTTATAAAAAAATTTATACGAAAATACCATTTATTTTTTGTTATTTTTTGTATATTTTATACAAAAAATAACAACGGTAGTATTAGTTGTTTTGTTGTAATTGTTGTAACACGTTTTAAAACGGTTTGCAGCCGTTTTTTGTTGTTGCCGGTATAGTTATACATTAACAACAAAAAACGGCGTCAAAACCCACGAGAAACCCACGAGAACGGCTTAAAAACGGGTACAATATATAGTGGTGCAAATACACAATAAACACAATATATAGTACCACAATATATAGTATTACAATTGAGCAGTATATACTATATATTGGGTTACTATATATTGGGTTACTATATACAACGCACCACTATATATAGTAACACAAGATATAGTGGCGGGGAACGTAACGGGTACAATATATAGTGGTACGATATATAGTATAATAGCAATAATACAGACACAATATATAGTGGTACGACATATAGTGGCGGAGAATATAGGGCGGTACAATATATAGTATTACGATATATAGTAGGTAAATATAAGTGATACTACAATATATAGTACCACGACATCTCGGGCCGGGGGAAGGTAAAGGTACAAGATATAGTAGTACAATATATAGTAGAGAGAAATATAAGCAGACACGATATATAGTATATACAAGATATAGTGGTATATAGCATATAATAGCACAAGATATTGGGTATATGTATTGTAAATACGAGATATCGTACCAGATTTCGCTATATACCACAAGATGTAGTACCGGTACGAGATATTGTACCAGATTTCGCCATATGATACGAGATATCGTACCGATACAAGATATAGTATGAGACTGCGCCATATACTACGAGATATCGTACCGGTACGAGATATCGTACCTCTGAGGTGGTCCGGTACGAGATATAGTACCCCCGGGGTGGGACCGGGATGAGAGGCGGAGGCCATTGGATCATCACCCTCACAGCATTCTCGCCAATAAAGGCCGAGTCGAAAATTTTTTCTCTCGCTATAAAGAAGGTCTCGAACCGAGCAATACTCTATTAGAACCGAGTGCTTTATACCGAGTAATTAGAACGAGTCCTCTCAGCGAGGAATTTTATTACTCGGTAGAAATACTCGACTCGGCTCTAAATGATTTATCGAATATCTCAATAGAGCCTTTACAGATGGCTCTAATTATAGTAGAATAAAAGTAAATCAGAGTAAGTTTCCTGAAGTTGAAATAATTAGAAGATAGGAGGTAATAGATAATGAAAAAAATCTACTTACCTGAACTAATAGGTGGCGGATATAGAGAATTTTGGAACTTTAAAGGTAGATATCGTCTTGTTAAGGGCGGTCGTGGTAGTAAAAAGAGCTGCACGATGGCTCTATGGCTTATTTATAATATAATGAAATATCCTCTCGCCAATGCTGTTGTTATCCGCCGGTATTTTAATACTCATCGTGATAGTACCTTTGCTCAGCTGAAATGGGCAATTAATCAGTTTGAAGTGCAAAGCGCCTGGAAAGCTACAATGAACCCTCTAGAGCTCACCTACCTCCCCACTGGGCAGAAGATTCTATTCAGAGGTTTTGATGACCCACAATCTATCACATCTATTACTGTAGAAACCGGCCACTTATGCTGGGTGTGGATTGAGGAAGCATTCCAGATTACGGATGAAGAAGAGTTCAATAAACTCGACCTTTCTATCAGAGGTTCTGTACCTCCTGGATATTTCAAACAAATTACCTTTACCTTCAACCCGTGGTCGGAGAATATTTGGATTAAGAAGAGATTCTTTGACGCTTACGAACGAGGTGAAAGAAAAAACATACTTTGCCTCACCACCAATTATATGTGTAATGAATTCTTAGATGACGCCGACCTAGAAGTATTTGAAGAGATGAAAATTAAAAACCCTCGTCGATATCAAATTGAAGGTCTTGGCGAATGGGGTATCGCAGAGGGTCTTGTTTATGACAACTGGGAAGAACTTGACTTTGATATTGAAGAACTTCGCTCGATGACTGATAAAGGAGATAGACCTATCTATCAAGAACTATATGGTCTTGACTGGGGCTTCTCTAATGACCCAACAGGCTTCATTGCGTGCTTGGCAAATGAGAAGACGAGGGAAATCTTTATCTTCGACGAAATATACGGATACAGGATGACAAACCTCGAAATAGCAAACAAGCTGAAAGAGAAGGGATATGATAAATGTCTTATTATCGCGGATAGTTCTGAACCTAAATCTATTGAAGAGCTTCGTCAAGCAGGTATCCAAAGAATTCGTCCTGCGAAGAAGGGTCCTGACTCTGTTCGTGCTGGTATTCAGAAACTTCAAGATTATCGCATCTATGTCCATCCGAGATGCACAAATACTATTATAGAGCTAAATAACTATGTCTGGGACAAGGATAAGGACGGAAGAGTTCTCAATCAACCGGTAGATGATTACAACCATTTAATGGACGCCCTTCGGTATGCGTGCGAAAAAATCGGACAAAATAATTTTAGTTTTTAAGAAATATTTTTTCAGAAACTCTTTACTAACCGAGGAGTGTTTACTATAATATTACCATAGAGTAGAAGGAGAATAGGGGTATGACGACTATAGATATTTCATTGCTGGTAATGCTGATTGGTCTTGTTGTATCTGCATGTAGCATTGCAGCCTTCTTTTTAGGGAGAAAAAAAGAGGCAACACAGAAAGGACAAGAATCAGGAGCTCTTCAAACTGATATTAAAAATATTTCTCGTCAGATAGATGAGATGAAAATCTCCTTCGACAAAATGAACCTAAAACTGGACACCATCAATGAAAAAAGAGAAAATGAATATAGAGCTATGCTTGTTAACGTGACGGAACTTACATCATGTTACAAAGCGCTTCATCAGCGTGTTGATGTCATCGAGCAAAAACTGAATTGCAGGAGGAGTGAATAATGTTCTGGATTGGACATACTCAAACGGAGATTATCTCAAAACAAATTGCAGATGATTCTCCTCAAGGAAGAGAACAGACCGCCTTTATAACGTCGGTCATTTCTGAATTTGAAAATAGTGAATTCAGAAAATATATGGACATCGCTTGGAGATACTATAAGAACGATAATGATATCCTGCAGAAGAAGAGATATGTCATCGGCAAAGACGCTCAAAACAACCCTGTTCTCATGGAATCAAAAGTTCTTACAAACAACAAGCTGTGTCACAATTTTATGAAGAAGCTCACTCGGCAAAAGATTGCATATATGCTTGGTAAGCCTTTTACATTGAGTGCAAATAAGGAAGACGATGTTAGAGCAGAAGAGATGTTCAAACTCGTCCAGGAATATTTCGGAAAGGAATTTTTCAAGCTTATTAAGAATGTTGGTCGTGATTCCATCGTTAAGGGTATAGGCTGGATTCATGTATATTATGATGAGGAAGGAAAACTCAGATTCATGCGTTGTGCTCCAGAAGAGGTTATTCCTCTTTGGGCAGACAGTGACCATACAGAACTTGATGCCGTCATCCGGAAGTACACGATAGAACAATACACCATGGGTCGTAAGAAGCTGTTGACGTTCGTTGACTACTATACCAAAGAGGCTGTTTACCATTATAAGTACAACGATAACGGCGTTCTTATTCCAGATGAAGAAAAAGGTTTTCGCTCTGCCAATTTCTCATTGAAAAGTGTAGGAGAGGACGGAAAAGAACGAGAAATTGGCGTCATGTGGGCAAAAATTCCATTTATTCCTTTTAAGTATGACCCTGACGAACAAAGTTTGCTGGTTCGTATTAAATCTCTTATTGATGATTACGATAAGAAGACGAGCGGAATTGCTGATAATATAGACGACTTCCCTAACTCCATTACAGTGGTAAAGAACTACGACGGTGCGTCTAAAGAAGAGTTCGTCCACAATAAGAATCAGTACCGCACAATCTTCGTACAAGGTGACGGTGACGCTCGTACACTTGAAACTCCTCTTAATATAGAAGAAGTAGACAAGCACTTGCAGCGTCTGCGTGAAGACATTTATGAATTCGGACAAGGTGTCAACACTGCTGATAAAGATATCAGAGATACATCAGGTGTTGCACTCCGTTTCCTCTACGCCGACCTGGATATGGACTGTGTCGATTGGGGTAATGAATGTGAGTGGTCACTGATGTTGCTTATCTGGTTCATTCAGCAGGACCTTATCGCTCGTGGCAAAGGCGATTTCACAGATGTCAGCTACAGCATTATCTTCAACACAGATGTCATTATCAATGAGACTGAGACAATTCAGAACTGCTTTACCAGTGCTGGAATCATCTCTGGACATACTATTGCCGCTAATCATCCTTGGGTTATGAATGCTGATAAGGAATTAAAGAGACTCCGGGAAGAGCAGGGTGATATTCTTGATCTTGAGTCCGAATACGGTGAAAAGATAGATAAGCCGGCACAGGGTCAAAGAGCACCGAAAGTATAGGAGGAGATTAAATGCGAGGTAGAGATTATTGGGAGAAGCGAATGCTGAATGCGACACTCGCGTCTGAACGCTCCGTCCTGGAATATGAGCAGATGCTGCTTGAAGCATACGAACTTGCTTTAATCGAAATCCGCAAAGAGATTGATTCTTTCTTCCAGAAGTACGCCAAAGACAATAAGGTGCCATATGCAGAAGCTCGTCGCAGATTAACTCTTGCTGAAAAGAAGAGTTTTGAGACGCTGCTTAAGGAGTGGTATTCTATTGCATCTGAAAATGGGTACTCAGCAGAATACAAGCAGTATCTGCAGGAGCTCGGAAAGAAAGTTTACATCACTCGTCTTGAATCACTGGAAGCGTCTATCCGGCACGAAATTGAAAAGTTAAAGAACAAACAATATCAATGGATGTCAGACATTATGGCTACAAATTATATGGCAGGGTATTATACTGCCTATTATAATGTAGCACAAGGTATTGAGGTTTCTGTTAAATTTGCGACGGTGGACAAGACAGGTATCGAAAGAGCTATCAAAGAGAGATGGGATGGACGAAATTATAGTGACTCAATATGGAATGATAAAGAAAAGCTCATACGAGCAATACAAACCATTCTTCCGCGGTCATTTTCAATGGGTCTTAATTCCACGACTCTCGGAGATATGTTAGCGAAAGAACTCAATGTATCTAAAAATCGAGGAAGGGCTCTTGCAAGGACGGAAATCAATTATCTTTGCAATCAAGCCACTCTCGATGTCTATAAAGCGTGTGGAATAGAGAAGTATCAGTTCCTTGCTACTCTGGATATGAGAACATCTGAAATCTGTCGTAGTATGGACGGATTCATCGGATATGTGTCACAGGCTAAAGTCAATATCAATTATCCTCCAATGCATGTCAACTGTCGTTCTACTACCATTCCCTATTTCGAGGACGATGATACTTTAGATAGAATTGCCAAAGACGAGAGAGGCAATAATATCAAAGTTCCAAGACGCATGACTCAAGAAGAGTGGATTAAAAAGTATGCTCCTGAGGAACAGAGAGCTAAATTGCTGAGGTTTCAAGAAAAATATTCAAGAGACGAATAAATATTTAGAGGAAACTCTTTACAAATAGCTCTGAACATACTATAATATATTTGAACCGAAAGGTTCCAGATATTCATTCAGGGAGAGCCGACTCCCGTAACAAGGCGAGAATGAAAGGAGTACACACAATGAACAAGGAATCCTTAATCGCAGCAGGCTTCACAGAGGAGCAGGCAGCTAAAATCATGGAGATGCATAAGAAAGCCATCGATGGTAACTATGTACCGAAGGCGACTTTCGAAGCAGAACGTGAGAAGTGCAAAAACCTGACCGCCCAGATAGCCGAACGAGACAAGCAAATTGCCGAACTCGGAACTTTCAAAGGTACTGCGGAACAGCTCAAGATTAAGGTGGCAGAACTGGAGAAACAGAACAAAGAGGCAAAAGAAAAGTTCGAAGCTGACTTGTTACAGGCTCAAAAAGAGGCTGCCATTAGGTTTGATATAGCAAGTTCTGTTATTGACCCTGATGATGTTCTTCCGAAGCTGGACCAGTCCAAGATTGTTTTCAAGGACGGCAAAATCGTCTCAGGTTTGACTGAACAGTTAGACGAGCTGAAGAAGTCCAAACCTCATTATTTTAAGACGGAGAAGAAAGACTCGGAAGGTATCCCTCAAGGATGGTTATTCGGTAAGACTCCTCCCGAAAGCAGCGATGATGGTAAGAACGGTGGTAAGAAGTCTGAAGCAGAACTGTTTGGCGAAATGCTGGCAGGTTTTAAACTCAGCAGTACAACAGCAGCTGAAAAAGCTGCAGAAACCTATTTCAAATAATTTAAGGAGGCAACTTAAATGGCAGTAGAGTATAAGTATCAGGATTATACGACTGGCAAACAGATTCTTGTTTTTCCTGACCACTATGTAGGTGTCGCTCATACATTCAGTCAGAACGACGCTGCGGCCGTTACCGTAGAGGGTCGTAAGATTATCAAGGCTGGCACAATTTATCCCGCAAATGATGAAACCGCTATTGGAGTTGTATTCAGCGACATGGATGTTACCGACGGTGACCGTACCGGTACTATTATCATTCACGGATTCATCAAGAAAGCAGCACTTCCTGCAAACCCGTCCGCCAACGCAATCGCAGCATTGAACATGATTAAGTTTCTACCTCTCTCAGCAGTAGAGGTAGCACTTGTTGCAACCGCATTGACGATTCCCAACGGAGAAGCCAAGGACGAAACTCATAGTATTGTTGTTGGTATTACAGGAACTACTTTCCGACCTGAAGCGAGCACGCTCACTAACTGGACTATTACAGGGGAAGCTACAACTAAGGTCAAAGTTGAGTCAATCATTGTGTCTCCTGATGGTAGGTTTGTTACTATTAACACTAAAAACTCAGCGGCCACTGCTGGAGGTAGTGTGACAGTTGTTCCGCTTGCGGCAGCTACAAGCACCGGAGATGTTCCCGCAACTGCCATTACTATCGTTAATGTTCCGGCAGCGGGTTAATAAGGAAGGAGAATGAACAATGCCTAAATCTATTTTTGATATGATTACAGCTCAGGCTCTCGCTTCTTATTACGAGAAACTTGAGTCAAACCGTATTCCTTTGCTCGGCGAGGGTCTGTTCCCTGCTGACAAGAAGATGGGATTGAAGCTCGAGTGGATTAAAGGCTACGACAATCTTCCGGTTGCTCTTCAGCCCTCTGCATTTGATGCGAAGCCTTTGCTTCGTGACAGAGGCGGAGTCTCCACTGAGAGCACTCGTATGCCTTTCTTCCGTGAGGCAATGAGACTCGGTGAAGAAGACCGTCAACAGCTTCTCATGTTTATGGAAGCTAACAATAACGCATACGCTCGTCAGATTATCACTCGTATCTTCGACGATACAAAGGCTCTTATCGACGGTGCTATGCTCATCCCTGAAATCATGCGTATGGGTATCCTGACCACTGGTTCGTTCACTATCAGTTCTGCATCTGATTCCGGTCAGACTGTTAACTACTCTTACAACTACGACCCGAACGGTACTTGGGCGTCTAAGAACAAGCTGACTCTTACAGGTACCGACAAGTGGTCCGACCATGCTAACTCCAATCCTATTCAGGACATTTTGGATGTTAAGCGTGAGGCTGCTAAACGCGGTATCAACCTTACTCGTGCCATTATTGGTTACGGTACTTGGTTAGACATCATGCAGAATGCTAAGATTAGACTTGGTATGTATCCGCTTGCTCAGCAGGCTGCTAATGTTATTGTCACCGACGACCAGGTTAAGACCTATGTTGAGAGTGTCATCAAGATGAAGATTGTGATATACGACAAGATGTATAAAGACACTCATCAGACAGACCAGTATTTCTATCCGACCTCCGGATATTGTACTCTCATTCCTGACGGCACACTTGGTAAGACCTGGTACGGTACTACTCCGGAAGAGGCAGACCTTATGTCTGGTAGCACTCTTGCCGATGTTCGTATTGTCAACACCGGTGTTGCTGTGTCCACTGAGAAGATTGCTCTTCCTGTGAACATCATCACCTGGGTATCCGAAATTGTTCTTCCGTCCTTTGAAAATATGGACAAAGTGTTCAATATCGTGTACTAATAGAAAAGGAGGGTATGAGATATGGCAGAAGTTAAGTTTTTCAATGCTGTAAAATATAAGGGTGTTCGCTACCCTGCTCATACTCCTTTTCAGGTAGCGGATGAGGATGTTGATAGCCTGGTTAAATCCGGTGCTATCGTCCTCGTACCTCCGCAGG